ACGCTGGCAAAGCGCTTGGCGTGGACCTGATCATGCAGCCCGAGCTGGTGGCCACGCCCCAGTATGCTGCGCTGACTGCCGGATGGTTTTGGGACACCCACAAGCTCAACCAGTATGCGGATACTCAAGACTATAAAACCATGACGAAACGCATAAATGGCGGGTTCATAGGGCTTGACGATAGGATCAAGCACATCAACCATGCACTGTCTGTCCTGACATAATTGGCCATGACCACCAAGCAGCAATTAGAGACCCCATCGATACCCAGTCTGGGCTTCCCCCCAGAGGGGTATGAGCGCAGGCACTTTAATGAGAACTATGGGTCAATCAATAATTACTTCAGAAAAGTGACTACAGTCTTGGGGTCTTTGTTTGGACCAAATGGCGGCAAGTTTATGAATAACCCCCATGGGGCTTTTCAAGACTCAACCGACCAGGTGGCTGCCAACACCACCACGGCCTATGCGGTCACATTCAACACGACAGACTTTTCCAATGGCGTGACAGTGGCCAGCAACTCTCGGATCACTGTGGCCGATGCCGGAATCTGGAACTTGCAGTTTTCCATTCAGTTTACAAATACGACAAATTCGTCTCAGGATGTGGATGTCTGGTTTCGGGTCAATGGCACAAACATTGACAACTCAAACAGTCGATTTGGCTTTGCACCCAGAAAGGGTGTTGGCGATCCTTATCACACCATTGCAGCATTGAATTACTTTGTGAGCTTAAATGCGACCGACTATGTTGAGATAATGTGGAGACCAACCGATGTCGGTGTCTCCATTGAGCATTACGCTGCTGGAACAAGCCCCACACGGCCAGCAGTCCCGTCAGCCATTGCGACAATGAGCTTTGTCTCAAACAAACCAACATAATTGCCATCATGTACATACCACTCAAACTACCACCAGGCATTTACAGAAACGGGACTGAGTATCAAGCGGCAGGCCGCTGGTATGACGCAAACCTTGTGCGCTGGTACGAGAACACTTTGCGGCCTATGGGTGGCTGGAGAAAACGTGCGACTGGCCAGATGAGTGGTCTGTGCCGAGGCTTCATCACTTGGCGCGATAACAGTGCCAACCGATGGATTGCTGCTGGAACGCATACAAAACTGTATGCCATGAATGAGGCTGGAACACTCAAAGAAATCACACCGACCAGCTTTACGGCTGGCATTGCAGATTCATTGTCAAAGACTGGCTATGGTTACAGCACCTATGGCAGTCTGGCCTATGGCACAGCACGGCCAGACACTGGCTTGATCACCCCAGCCACAACATGGTCCATGGACACTTGGGGCGAGTATTTGATTGCCTGCTCCAATGCCGATGGCAAGCTCTATGAGTGGCAATTGGGGTTCACGACACCCACATTGGCAGCGGTGATCACCAACGCGCCTACAAGCAATAAGGCGGTCTTGGTGACTGCCGAGCGCATTATGTTTGCCCTTGGTGCTGGTGGCAACCCACGCAAAGTGCAGTGGTGCGACCAAGAGAACAATACTGTTTGGACACCGGCAACCGACAACCAGGCAGGCGACTATGAGCTGGCCACGCCTGGAACACTTCTGGCTGGCAAGCGGGTCAAGGGTGTCAACCTACTGTTTACAGATGTCGATGTCCACACGGCCCAGTATGTTGGCGCTCCATTTGTCTATGGCTTTGAGAAGGCTGGCAGTGGCTGCGGTCTCATTTCGGCCCAGTCTGTGGCGGCCATTGACACTGCTGCCATTTGGATGAGCAAGGCAGGCTTTTGGATTTATGACGGGTACGTCAAGCCACTGCCAAGTGATGTGTCTGACTATGTCTTTGGCAATATCAACTTTAATCAGGCATCCAAGGTCTATGCGGTCCACAACAGCAAGTATGGTGAGATTTGGTGGTATTACCCAAGCAGCTCAAGTAATGAAAATGACAGTTATGTCACTTTCAATTACAGAGAAAACCACTGGAACATAGGCACATTGGCCAGAACTGCTGGCACTGATGCCGGAGTGTTTGCTAATCCATTGATGGTTTCAACTGACGGGTATATCTACGAGCATGAGGTGGGCTTTGCCTATGACAGCGCCAGTCTTTACGCTGAAAGTGGCCCAGTGCAATTGGGCAATGGCGACAACATTATGTCGGTCAGACAAGTTGTCCCAGATGAGCAGACCTTGGGTGAGGCGGTGGTTTCATTCAAAACCCGAAATTACCCGACTGGCACACAATCGACATTTGGACCATACACGGCAGCCAACCCGACTGATGTCCGGTTTGCAGCTCGCCAGGTCAATGTGAAGGTAACTGGCAACACTTTGGCTGACTGGCGCATTGGGGTGATGAGGCTTGATGCAGTCCCAAGTGGCAAGCGATGAGCGACCAAGAACAATTGGACAGGCTGCGCCACCATGTGGAGGCTGCCTTAGAATACAGTGGAGGCACACACAATTTTGACGATGTCGCTGAGATGGTTGAGCAAAACAGATTACAGCTGTGGCCAGCCAAGGACTCGGTGGTATTGACAGAGATCATTGTCTATCCCAGGCTAAAGAATTTGCACTATTTTCTGGCTGGTGGCGACCTAGATGAACTCTCACGGATGAGACCATTGATCGAATCCTGGGGCAAGTCAATTGGTTGCACCAGAGTGACCTTGGCAGGCCGAAGAGGCTGGTCAAAGACATTTTTGAAAGATGAGGGTTACAGCCCACAGTGGACTGTAATGGCAAAAGATTTATAGGGGAAAGACTATGGCTACATTACCAGCATATTTTCAGCAAAACCCAGATGTTGCTGCTGCATACCGGCAAGAAACTTATGGCTTAACGCCACAGCAGTTTGCTGATACTCACTATGCGCTTTATGGCCAAGCCGAGCAAAGAGCTGCACCAACGGCTGCGGCTGCGGCTGCGCCAGTGACTGCGACTACCCCAGTTGTTGCGCCTGCGGTTACACCAGTGACTGTGCCTGCAACTACTCCAGCCGTTGTGCCTGTTAGAACGGCAAGCACAACTCCAGTTGTTGCACCAACAACGCCTGCGGCAAATAGAGCATCCACAGGCGCTGCACTTCCATATTTCCAATTGAATCCTGATGTGGCTGCTGCCTATTTGACCAACAATTACGGCTTAACGCCAGAGCAGTTTGCTGCTGCGCATTACAGCCAATATGGCCAGAATGAGCAAAGAACTGCACCAACGCAAATCACAACACCATTTGCCAGCGCCACTCAAGGCTTTGATCAGAACTTCAGAAATTACACATCCATTCCTATTGGCGCTCAGTACAACCCCAATGTAGTTGGCGGCACTGGCTCACCATACTCACAGATCATGGGCCAGATGCGACCAGTGGGAAATCCATACGCCAATGTGGCGGCAGGCCAAGCCATGGGTGGCTATGACCCAGGACTATATGACCGCATTGCCCAAGCAAATGCTGTGGCCAAGTTGGCTGCTGGTGTTCCAGCTCCAATTCTTGAAGGCGGTGGTGATGCCCCCAGTACGCCTGGAGAAACTGGCGAAAGTGTCAGCGGTACTTACAGCAAAGGCGGCATGGTCGATGGTTTGTTTGGTATGAATCCGCCTGGTCCAGATGATGGTGCTGGATACCTAGATCGAGGTGAATACGTCATCAAGAAATCTTCAGTCAACAAGTATGGCCGTGGACTTCTAGACATGATCAATGAAGGCAAAGTGCCTGCCAAGAAAATGAAATCTTTACTCGGATAAGGTGGCGATATGTCAAAAGGTGGAACAACAACTAGCACAAGCTCCATTGATCCACAGATCAAAGAAGCATTCTTGGCCAACTTTCAGCAGGCTCAAGGTGTTGCCGGTGCATTGCCGACTCAGCAGTTTGCTGGTTACAACCCGATGTACCAGGCAGGCGAGGAGGCTTTGGTCAACACGGCCCTTGCTGGCCCAGGCATTGCCGGAACTGATCTTGCCGCGCAGATGGCCGCTTATGGCGGTGTCTATCAGCCTGGTCAGATTAAAGCGGAGCAGGCTAATTTAGGTCTTGGTCTTGTGGATAAATCTGGTCTTTACAGCGGTGCAGGCACTATTGGCTCTTACATGAACCCATTCACAGAGCAAGTGCGCACCAATGCATTGGCTGACTTGGAGTCTGCAAGACGCGCTGCCATCCAGCAGACTGGTGAACGCGCCACACAAGCCCGTGCATTTGGTGGATCACGCCAAGGTGTGGCAGAAAGCCTGACCAATGCTGGCTTTGCCAAGCAGGCTGCCAATCTTGGGGCAACATTAAACGAGCAGGCATTTAACCAGGCAGTGGCTTTGCAGGGTCAAGACATTGCTCGCAGATCAGCAGCCGACATTGCCAATCAGCAAGCAGGCTTGCAAGGTGCGCAATTAAGGCTAGGCGGTGCAAGCCAGCTCGGCAATTTGGCTGCACAACAACAAGCATTGCGTCTTGGTGGCGCTCAAGCGGTCATGGGCGCTGGTGGTGCGCGTCAGGCTTTGGACCAGCAACA